ATCCATATGAAATAAGATACCTTTCTGTAACATTAGAATCGTTTTGATTATATATTGTAATTTCACCCGTCAATGGAGCATCATTATTATAAAATGCAAGTTTTGAGGCATTTCCTTTTGAATTTTGTTTGTCAATCAAATATACCAAACAACTTCTTTTAGAATAATCCGCAAATGTATTTGGATTATCCTTAGATGCAGTACACCACCTAGTATTTGCACCATACTTCAAAGAACCCTTATGTGTTTTAGGTTCCAAGAAAACATAATTATCATCCTCAAATATAATGTTAGCGTGCTCATTTTTATTGAATGTTTTCTCTTCTCTAATAGAAGATAATTTATTGTTAACATTTTTTAATACTTCAAAATTTGAATACTCTCTACTATAGATGTCTTTACTGTTGTTATTATATGGTAATAACTCATCAAATAATTTTACCTGGTCAATCAAAATGTTACTAGTAGGTATATACGCTTTACCCTCTAATTTAGTAGTCCACATCTTTAACATATATTCCAAGTATTTCTTTGTTGGTGTGGTATCAGCCTTAACAAGTTTTTCAAAGGTTGCCTTGGTAACTCTTGGGCATTTATCCCTTAATTCGTCTACTTTTGCCATATCTTTTCTTTTTTTAATATGCAAAGATAAATAATAAATTTCAAAGTGAAAAATAAAACCCCACCTTTTTTATAGATGGGGAATTTAGTTTTTCATAGTTGGCTAAAAAACTCTGAGATTACAAGTTTTTGTAAGTGACTTTTGAGGTATTATGGGTTCCCCTCGTATCCATTCCCTTTTGAGGAATACCACTCATTGCCGATTGGTTAGACCAATCACTCCTTGAGGTTTCAACTACTCTTTTATTACTCAACTCTCTTCAATCTTGCGAACTGACTCAGGATTCGACTCCTTAGAGGTCTTTGGTAAAAATACGATTAAACTTGCGGTTCTCTCGTGCCACGGACAACCCGTGACTGTGTAGGCAACTTTCATCAAAACCTGATGGACACTTTTGCTTATTATTTTTTAATTAATTTTTACATTAACAGTGTAATATTAAGTTTTGTGTCGTGGATGTTAGAAGTAGTGGTCCACCTTAAGCTCCGTTATCTTTTGAACAACAGAATACTAAACTACTCCTTGAAATGTCCCCATCTCCATATGCCAAGTTTACTTCAAACGATGAACCTTGGTAGATTCAAAGTAGGGATAATAACAGCACCACCTGTACAAAATCATACCTTTCGGTTTTAAGTCCACTATCGTATTGGAAGCCGCAATTGTGTAATTGGAAGTTACAGTTCTTACAGAGTTCCTACGAGTTATTCTTATTGGTGTTCCCACCTCAACCAAACGACCCACATCGCTTGGTCACCTCAACTCTTCTCCTACAGTGTTACCCTCGGTTACTAAAGCAAAGATGATATCTCGCTTGTATACTTGAGTTCATAAGGTCCTAAGACTTTACAAACCGCAAACCTGTTAACACAACAGATTCACTTTATCCCACTTTCGTGGTTTATTTAACGACCATATACGGCCGATTTACTTTATCAACATCAAGTTAACCTTGGAGACTCCTAAGAGTTTTGTGGGGTTACTATCCGTTGAATGGATAAATATCTTATATTCAAAGAACGAATTTTCAATTTGAGAAAAGGGAACCATAGTTTTACAACAACGTTAACCTTTTCTTGATTGGTCTACAAAGGTAAGATAAACTTTTCAATTTGTCAAACTTTTTTGTAAACTTTTTTTTCAGGATTACAAACCTTTTGGTTATTACGAATTACTTCGTCTTACTTCAGGTACATTTTTACTGTTCTCCTTAATTGTTTCACAAAGGTAATACAAACTTTTTGATTTGTCAAACTTTTTGTGAAGTTTTTTTTTTAAGATGACTCGCTGGAAACCTTATAGCTGAAGTTATCAGTGTATGGGTTAAGCACTCCTTATATATCATCTTATCGTGCTCCGATTTGTTGCAAGTGCAGGATTCGAACCTGACGTGTCCCTTGCGGAACCTTGGGTTATGAGCCCAATGAGTTTGTCCTCTACTCTAACTTGCGATGTATTAATATTTTTAAGAACTTTCAGATTAAGTCCCACAAACTTAATCATATTTTTTCAAATAGTCAAATCTGTGGGACATTTTTTTTAAGACTCTCGTCTTAGGTTTTTTGAGACGTTCATCTCAATTGTTTTACAAAGGTACAACCAAATTCTCATTTAGTCAAATTTATTTTGTAAAACTTTATGGTGGGGTGTGTTTTTTTGTCTTTTAAGGACAAGAAACTATAAATATAACACAAATTACCAAAAGTCAAACTTTTTTATTATTTTTTTATAAAAAAGTTCATAATATCATTATATTTATAGATAATGAAAGTTAAAATCAATCAAAATGTCTTTAATGTCAAAACTCTCGTTGATGAAAAATCAAAATATATTGGTATGATGGGTAAAAAGTTTGATGAAACTTTCAATGGTTTATTGTTTTTAATGGGTGGAAATAAGCAGTGTTTTTGGATGAAAAATTGTATTCAAAATTTGGATATTATAATAATCAAAAATAATGTAATCGTTAATATTCACCATAATTGTCCTCCGTGTCAAGGAGATAATTGTGGTAGTTACTGCGGTAACGGGAATATTGTATTAGAGTTGGCAGGTAATTCCTGTGAAAATTTAGGCATTGAGGCTGGTGATACCGTTGAGTACCTATTCTAAATTAAATAATTTATTTCTTAGGTCTAGGAATAGTATTGTGGTTTACAGTTTTTACTGTATAGTTTGGAGCCATCTCTAACTTACCGAGATTATTAAAATTCTTTCCAACCCAAATCTCTTCTTTACCTCCCCTTTTATCTATTTTAACAATAACGTCACCTGTATACGGAACTTTTGCAATCGGTCCTACTTTCCAAGTATCAAGTGATTCACCATAGGGATATAAATAACCATCGGTTCCAATAATAGCCTGTAATTGTGTGATACTATCATCGTGAGCAAAATATAATTTACCTGTTGGTTTTCCGCCCTCCGAAATAACTCTTTTAACTATGTTTATTAAATCTGTTTCCGTTAATTTTACAATTTTCTTTGCCATTGTTTTTTAATATAAATATCCATAAAACAAAAAAAGGGTTGTGAAACCCTTTTACTTAAAATCTATTTTTGTTTGTTTATTTAAATCGACAAAATGTTGGACTCGTTCTTTTGCAACTTTACTATAGTTTTCACTTAACTCAACACCAATCCATCTGCGTCCTAACGTTTCTGCAGCAACCAAACTAGTTCCACTACCAGCGAATGGGTCAAGAATAATATCATTCTTGTATGTAAGAATCTTAATTGCTTTACTTGGAATATCCATCGAGAATGTTGCTTTGGTTTGTTGTTTGGTGTCCGCAAAATATTCCCATTGTCCGTAAACCAAAGACATAAATTCTTTCTTATCTTCTTCTTGATAAACCGCTTTGGTCTTTATCGTTCCATCTTCCTGTTCCACATCTACAATCTCAGCCTTCCATTGTGGTTGACCTTTAACCTTTTTGATTCTGTCTTTCTTGTAAGCCAAGATGACACATTCTTTTGGGTTGTAAATGTAAGGACTTGATGGACTCATCCAAGAACCCCAAGCCGTGGTCTTACTTCTGTGTGGTGAGTTCTCATCAAGGTCAACAAGACCATAGAACTGAAACCCAACGGATTTCATTATACTCCAAAACTCAGACATAAATAAGATTCTACCACCTCTGTCTTGAACGTTAACCTCGTAAGGAATGTTCACGGCAATTCTACCATCATCCTTTAGAGTTCGGAAAGATTCAGTCAACCATTCTTTGGTGAACAACCAATAATCTTCCATACTCATTCTGTCGTTATGGTTGTCATAATCAATACCTACGTTATATGGCGGTGACGTAACAACCAAATCTATTTCACCCTCAGGAAATTTAGACATCTCATCAATACAATTCCCATTTATAATTTTTCCTGTTTCTAACATATTGTTTAAGTATAGGTGTTTTTATTTGGATTACAAACTTTCTAAGTTCTGTATTTTTCTTTCAAGATACCATAAAGCCTTCTTCAAGTCTTGAAGTTCTTTATCCACATCTTTCTTTCCCGCCCTTGAAATGTACTTTACGGTGTTTCCAAGATGAAAATCTAAATCCCAAGCCTCGATGACTTTGATAGCCTCATATACATTCTCTTCTCCTCCATAATGTTGGGGGTGGTTAACTTGTTCTCCCATATTAATCTTCTCTATATTCTTTTAATAATTCTTCGTTAG